TCTGTGAAACGCCGAACCAAGAAGGAGAAGGCTGATGAGTAAAGTAGTTCAAGTTGCCAACATGATGGCAAACAACCCCGAGACCACCGCCGCTGATGTGGCTAAGAAGTTCAAAGTCACGAAGCCATACGCATACGCGCTCATGTCGAACGCGCGCAAGCAGTACATCAACCGCCGCGACGAAGCGCTGGCCCAACCCAAGCAACGGCTGGCCCCTTGCCCCCTTCCTCCTCCGGTCACACAGGCAGAAGATGTTGTTAACCATCCTGCCCACTACACGGGCGGGGGCATCGAGACCATCGACTTCATCGAGGCCAAGGGTCTGAACTATCACCTTGGCAACGTGGTCAAGTACATCACCCGCGCAGACCACAAGGGTGATCGCCTAGAGAACCTACGCAAAGCTCAGTGGTATCTCACCCGCGAGATCCAAAAGGCCAAGTAACCCCCGCCCTGCCAACCTAGCCTCCCACGCCTCAGTGGGACGCTAGGTTGATGCCAGTTCTTTAAAGGAGAAAGGTATGAGCATCGACGCAATGAAGCAGGCGCTGGAGGCGCTGGAAGAATATCAACAGAAGGGCGCACCATTTATGTCATGCGATGCCGCTGTTGACGCCCTACGCCTCGCCATTGAGCAGGCCGAGCGGCAGGAGCCGGTGCTGGTCAACATTGAACTGTCACGACGTATGGCGGCAGTGAAGGTCAGCAATTTTTACGGCTCCATCATCAGGGACGCCGAGAAGGAAATTGAGAGGCTGCATGGTCTTGTTGCAGCCGAGCGCGAGGCGTGTGCGAAGTTGTGTGATGAGGTTGGAAACCAAGACGCCAACACCCATGCATGGGATGCAGCAGCCGCCATCCGCGCAAGAGGATAAATTTTATTAACCCAAGGGGAAAGCAACATGAGTGAACGTATGGACAACGCGCTGGCACTCGCGGACAAGTGCTGGGAGAAGGCGTATGCTACTGCGCCTGAGTTCGTGGAGCGCTACCTTGAACTGGCAGAAGAACTGTTGACCAAGAAGCAGTTGGTCACGGGCGATGAGTTCAGAGAGTATTGTTACAAGAACGGCCTTCACCGCCCCGCTACGCTGCATCCGAACGTGTGGGTGTCCGGTGTGAGGTCACTGCACAGGGGCTTTGGCTGGATCGCTCCGGTAGCCAAGGTCGAACCCGTGAAGGCGCACAACCACATGCCCTCTGTGACCCTATGGCGTAGCATGATTTTTGGCGATGACTAGACGCGCAAGAGGAGAGAAGAAGTGAAGGGCAACGGCTACGAGCATCACTACAAGAACATTCCGCCCCCGAAAGATGGGATGGGTTATCAGCGTGGGCAGTTGACCTCTGTGCAGAGGAACAAAGCCAAGCTGGGGTTTAACTGTGATCACTGCGGACTTCCGTTTGAAACCTACGCTTGCTGGGCGAAACGAAACGCGCATCACTACTGCGGTCGAGCCTGTGCGTCTGCGGCGAAAGTGGTGCGTATCCCGAAGCCCTGCGTTGTTTGTGGGACCGAGATGCTGCTGACGCCAACCGATTACAGGCGCTTCTCCGCATGCTCTTACAAGTGTTCGCGCAAGCGCAGAGTGGTGAATAACGATAACCCTTACTCTTCCCCAGACTATGCAGCGGTTGCTGCCCGGTTGAAGAAGAACGCGGTGTGTACGGCTTGTGGAGCGACTAGTGGGCCTTGGGTCGTGCGAGGCATGAAGACTTGGGTAGAGGATGGTCTCGCTTGCGCCAGTGGCGACGACGCGCATCTGATGTGCCGGGATTGCCACCTAAAGGCTGTTGCGCCTCTGGCGGCGCAGTCCACGTACATGACGGATCGGTTTAAATATTACAAACAGAAATCCGAGGGAGAGAAGGAATGACCCTTGCCATCATCATCTTCCTGTTGGCCACCGCAGTCTTGATGTTGATCACGATTCCGTTCGTGATGATGATCTTAGAGATTGATGAAAACTTCTGGGTGAACGTCCGCTTCTGGGCGGTGGTTGCAGCAGCATGGGCGGTTGTTTGGTTTGCGGTGAGCTATGGGGCCTAAACAAAAACTCGTCCGCGAAATCCTGCGCGCCAACGACAGTGGGCTGACCATCCAACAACTAGCGCAAGCCGCAGGTGTTGAGCTTTCCCGCGCCTACAGAATGGTCAACGCAATGCCAGACGCATACATCGATAGATGGATTAAAAAAGGAAACGTCACCATTGCCGTGTGGTGCGTAGTTGTCCCGCCCCCGCATTGTCCTAGACCCCCAAGCCTGAGAAACAAATGACTGAGACTGACGAAGAAAAACAGCGCCCTCTCACCCAAGAGGAGCTTAAGGCATGGTGGCCCTTCACCCGGCTTGACCCCAAGCGCTTTCCCAAGACCCAACACGAGCCTGAGAAGTTTGAGGAGGCACCGTTTTGATTTTGTCCCAAGGAAAATTGGCTGATGGTTTAGTAGATGAACTACTTGAAACCATCCACAGGTACGACGAGACGCTGTACATGTCAACAGTCATTGGCGTGTTGGAGTTGGTCAAGCAACAACTGATTCAGGAAAGCCTTAACAAAGAGGATGACGAAGAATGAATCTCATCACTCTGGACTTTGAGACGTTCTACGACAACAAGATCAAGCTGGGCTTCAAGTACCAGACGACCGAAGAGTACGTGCGCGATCCGAAGTTTGAAGTCATAGGCGTTGGCGTTCAGGTTGACGACGGTCAGCCGGTCTGGTTCTCGGGGACGCACGAGCAGATCAAGGTCTGGTTCAATCAATTTGATTGGGCCAACTCCGCAGTCCTGTGCCACAACACGCTGTTCGATGGATGCATTCTTAGCTGGTGCTTTGACATCAAGCCCGCGTTTCTGCTCGACACCCTGAGCATGGCACGGGCGCTGCACGGCGTTGAGGCTGGTGGATCGCTGGCTAAGTTGGCAGAGCGGTATCAGCTTGGCAAGAAGGGCGAGGAAGTGATTGCCGCCGAAGGCAAGCGCCGCGTTGACTTTGCGCCCGATGAATTGGCGCGGTACGGTGAGTACTGCAAGAACGACGTAGACCTCACGTTTAGGCTGTTCCAAGAACTGTCGAGCGCATTCCCGGAAGAAGAGTTTGATCTCATAGACATGACGCTGCGCATGTTCACTGAACCTGTCTTTGAGGTTGACGATGCGCTCCTACAAAATCGCCTCGCCGAAGTGCAGCAGGAAAAGAGTGACCTGCTCAAGGGCTTGATGGAGAAACTCAAATGCGACACCGAAGAGGCTGTACGCAAGAAGCTGGCGAGTAACAAACAGTTCGCCGCCCTGCTGAAAGAAAACGGCATCGAGCCACCCATGAAGGTCAGCAAGACTACAGGAAAGGACACCTATGCACTGGCTAAAAACGATGAAGGATTTCTGGCGCTCACTGAGCTTGAAGACCCATTCATCCAGCAGCTATGTTCAGTTCGACTGGGTACCAAGTCCACAATTGAAGAGTCAAGGATTGAAAGATTCATTGACATCGGCAAACGCAACTCCGGTCTCCTGCCCATCCCGCTCAAGTACTACGGCGCACACACCGGGCGCTGGGCCGGGTTTGACAAGGTCAACTTCCAGAACCTTCCTAGCCGAGACAAGAAAAAGAAAGCCTTGAAGAACGCGGTGATGGCACCCGAGGGGCACATCGTCATCAACTGTGACTCTTCTCAGATTGAGGCGCGCATCCTTGTCTGGCTGGCGGGGCAGGAGGATGTCGTTGAGCAGTTTCGCAAGGGAGAGGATGTCTACTCCATCTTTGCCTCGGAGATTTACGACCGCCCCATCAGCAAGGCTAACCCTGTCGAGCGGTTTGTGGGCAAGACCTGCATCCTTGGATTGGGCTACGGGACTGGCGCGTTAAAACTTCAGCACACGCTCAAGACTACGCCGCCGGGCGCCGTCGTTGACGAAGAGGAATCCAAGCGTATCGTGGGTGTGTACCGCGCCAAGAACCACGCGGTGATCGACCTGTGGCGCGAGGGCGATGAGGCGATTGCGACGATGGCTGATTGGGGTAACGCCAAACCCTTTTACTACGGGCAGCACCACTGCTTAGTCATTGAGAAGGAAGGCATCCGTCTGCCCAATGGTTTGTATATCCGATACCCCGGCCTAAAGTACGACACGTCGGAGGCCAAGGGTAAGTACGTCTACTTCAGCCGCAAAGGGCCTGTATCTTTGTGGGGCGGCACCTTGGTGGAGAACGTCGTGCAAGCCTTGGCGCGGATCGTCGTCGGGCAGCAGATGCTACAGATTCGCTCACGCTACCCGGTTAAGCTGACAGTGCATGATGCAGCGGTTGTCGTGGTTCCCGAGGCCCAGAAGGATGAGGCGCTTGCATATATCGTCGAGCGCATGTCCGAGCCTCCGGCGTGGGCTAGGGGTTTACCCGTATCTTGCGAAGCGAAGTTTGCACAAAGCTACGGCGAGTGTTAAAATAAGTCAAATCTAATTGGACAAACTATGTGGTGGAAACGGATCGTCAGGTGCTGGCGGCACTTCTCTCGGGAACGTAGCGAGATGGAGGTCTTGGTCAAAGAACTGCGCCAAGCCCAACTGAACAAACTGGAAGCCCAGACCGCCCTTGACTACGCCACAGGCATTGTGCTGTACAACGACAACCGTATAACACGACTGAAGCTGCGTATCAAAGAGCTAGACAAGGAAAACAAATGAGCTTCACTTGGTCATTTTCTTCCCTCAAAGAGTATGTGAACTGCCCCCGGCAGTACCACGAGGTCAAAGTTCTCAAGAACTACACCAAACGAGTGACGCGTGAGATGACGTTTGGGACGGAAGTACACAAATACTGTGAAGACTACGTGGGAGAGGGTAAACCCTTACCCAAGAACTACCTGCACTTCAAGCCTGTGCTGGACGAACTTCTGGCGATCCCCGGCACCCGCTATCCCGAATACAGGATGGCTCTTGATGCCGAAGGGAAACCTTCTGCGTATGGCAGCGGATACTGGGTGCGGGGCATCGTGGACTTGCTGATTGTGGATGGCGATCAGGCCTACATCGTGGACTACAAGACTGGGAGCAACAAGTATCCTGATCCAAAACAGTTAAAGCTGATGGCGCTGATGACGTTTGCCCACTTCCCCGAGGTGCAAAAGATCAAGGCGGGGCTGCTGTTCATCGTGCATACCAGCTTTGTCGATGAGTCGTACACACGAGACCAGATTGATGAGCTTTGGGATCAGTTTTATCCTGACCTTCAGCGGCTACAAACTTCCTACGACACGAGCGTATGGAATCCCAATCAAACCCCCCTATGCGGCTGGTGTCCTGTCACCTCCTGCGAGCACTACAAGGAAAGACGATGAGCGTTGTTGACTACGCCTACCCGATGATGATGGCTGAAAAAGCACTGAAAGAAGCTCATAATCACTTACTGGACAAAGAGTACGACGAGGCCATCGAAGTGATGCTGGTTGCAATCACTGAGGCCAAGCTGACGCTCACCTCAATCAAGCATATGAAGGAGCAGGACGATGCCCTACGTAAACAAACCGAGGCCGTATAAAAAAGAATACGAGCAGCAAAAGGCACGAGGCGAACATGAACGCCGCATGGAGCGCCAACGTGGTCGTCGATCCATCGACAAGACTGGCGTGGATGCAAACGGCAATGGCAGAGCAGACAAGCGTGAAGGCAAAGATGTTGCCCATGTCAAGGCGCTGGACAAAGGTGGGCTGAACAAAAACGGTCTGCGGATTGAATCGGCATCGAAGAACCGCTCTTTCCGACGAGACTCTCAGAACAACTTGGTGTCAGAGGTTAGTAAAAGAGAACGCAAGAAGTAATAGCCCTTGCTGTAAGGCATGAGTGGGCGGGGGCGGGGAGCTTTGAAAGTTGCGACCCTCTTAACCGTGTCAGTCAGGCGGCGCTGAACTCCTCGCTTTCTCCGCGCTGGGTCTGACCGACTAGCCCCCGTAAGGGGCCACGTTAAAACACAGTAGAGGCAGTCAAATGAATGTAGTAGAGGACACGATTGTCCACATGACGGTTCCTTCATCCGACCTGAAGTTTTTGGTCGGGCACATCGACCGGGTCGAGGTGCTCAAGGACGACGGCAACAACGCCGAAGTCGCGGTGTATTGGGGCATCGAAGAGATGCAACGCCTTGTGCGGATGTATGGCGACGCCCCCAACCCGATGAACAAAGAGTACGAATGGCCGGGCCTGTATGCGCCGTTCGTCCACCAGAGAATTACCGCCTCATACCTTGCGCTGCGCGACCGCGCGTTCTGCTTCAACGAGGCCGGTACGGGCAAGACTTCCTCTGTCATCTGGGCGGCAGACTACCTGATGAATCAGGGGCTGGTCAAACGGGTGCTGGTCATCTGCCCCCTGTCGATCATGTACTCGGCATGGCAAGCCGACATCTTCAAAACAGCCATGCACCGCACCGTGGGCGTGGCGTATGGGGACTCCAGCAAACGCGCCAAGGTCATCAAGGGTGAGTACGAATTTGTCATCATCAACTTCGACGGAGTAGGAACGGTTGAAGACGAGATTGGTAAAGTAGGGTTTGACCTAATTGTGGTGGACGAGGCCAACGCCTATAAAACGGTTTCGACCAAACGCTGGAAAACCTTGGCCAAACTCATCACTCCTTCGACGCGCTTGTGGATGCTCACGGGCACCCCCGCCTCGCAGTCTCCGCTGGATGCGTTCGGTCTCGCCAAACTGGTCAACCCCGGTGCGGTGCCCAAGTTCTTCGGGGCGTGGCGTGACAAAGTCATGCAGCAAGTCACCCGCTTTAAGTGGGTTCCCAAGAAAGATTCCAAGACCACGGTCTTCCAAGCTCTGCAACCGGCTGTGCGCTTTGAGAAGGCTGACTGTCTGGACTTGCCTGACCTGATGTACCAGACCCGCGAGGTGCCGCTGTCCCCGCAGGTGGAGAAGTATTACCGACTGCTCAAGAAAGAGATGCTCATCAACGCGGCAGGAGAGCAGGTCAGCGCGGTCAACGCGGCGGCGCAACTGAGCAAGCTGCTACAGATTTCGGGTGGAGCAATCTACACCGATACCAAAGAGGTCGTGGAGTTCGATGCCTCCCCGCGCTTTAACGCGCTCATGGAAGTGCTGGACGAGACGGAGCACAAGGTCATCGTGTTCGTGCCCTACACCCACACCATCGAGCTTGTGTCCAAGTTCCTAACCAATCAAGGAGTAACCAACGAAGTCATCAACGGCGCAGTATCAGCATCAGGGCGTTCGGACATCATCAACCGATTCCAAACGCAAGAACATCCACGAGTCTTAGTTATTCAACCGCAAGCTGCATCGCACGGGGTGACGTTGACAGCCGCCGACACAGTCGTGTTCTGGTCGCCTGTCATGTCCGTGGAGACCTACTTGCAGTGCATAGCGCGCATCGACCGCGTGGGGCAGAAGAATTCCATGACAGTCGTCCACCTGCAAGGGTCGGAGGCTGAACGCAAGATTTATCAGATGCTCCAAGGCAAGGTCGATATGCACGAGAGCTTGGTTGAGTTGTACAAACAGGAGTTGGGTCTATGAGTGAAGTCGAAATCGAAATTGAAGAAACAAATCTGGAAGAATTAGTCAAGACCTACTTGACGATTAGGAACGAACGTGAAAGAATCGAAGCAGAGTGGAAAGCAAAGAACGACGAACTTCTCGCCGACATGAGGGCGCTGGAGAGTCAGATGCTTGTCACCTGCAACGAGAACAACGCAAGCAGCATCAAGACCGGAAGTGGCACGGTGATTCGCAAATTGAATGAGCGGTTCACTGTGGCAGACGGCGATGTGTTTCGCAAGTTTGTTCTCCAAGAGGGTGCAGTTGAACTGTTTGAATCTCGCATTCATCAGGGCAACTTCAAGGAATTCATTGCTGAACGGAAGGACGATGGTCTGCCGCCCGGCGTGAATGTGATGAGGGAATTCGGCATTGTTGTCCGCAAGCCCTCCAACTAAGTCAGTTTTAGTCAACAAGGAAACACTCAAATGAGTAACGATCTCGCAACCCTGTTTAGCGGCGCAGTGATGGCTCCCATCGAAGGCCTCGACGAAGACACCCTTGCAGTTGCAGGTGGTGCACGGCAGAACAAACGCATCTCCATCAAGGGTGGCGTGTTCCGCAAGTACGCTGGTGGCAAGGAAATCGGCGCTATCGAAGACCGCCACATGAACGTCATCTTTGTGAAGATGGCGCACAAAGCCTCGCGCATGTACTACGAGGGTGCGTACCAAGAAGGTCAGAAGATCAGCCCCGCGTGCTGGTCAACCGACTCGGAAAAGCCTGACCCCGAAGTGAAGTCCCCCTGCGCTGCGTCCTGCGGTGACTGCTCCAAGTCTGTCAAAGGCTCGGGTCAAAGCGGCATGGGTACCGCTTGCCGCCTGTCGTGGCGCACTGCTG